GTTTGTTAATAGTGAATCAGAACCCATAGCAACATTACTAACACCTGTGGTGTTTGCCTTTAATGAGTGTCTGCCAGAAGCAGTATTATGATTACCTGTAGTATTACTATAAAGAGATTGATAGCCACTAGCTACGTTCTGAGAGCCGGTGGTGTTACTGAATAAAGCTTCTGTGCCCAAAGCGGTATTATATGAGCCTGTAGTGTTATATATAAGTGCTTCTCTACCTATAGCAACATTATTGTTACCAGTAGTATTGAAATATAAAGACTGATGCCCACTAGCAGTATTCCTATAACCTGTAGTATTACTGTATAAGGCTCTCCTGCCGACGGCTATATTTTGATAACCGCTAGTAACAGCAGTCAAAGCATTATCACCAAGTCCTACATTGTAATCACCCGTAGTAATACTATCTACAGCACCTGAGCCTAGTCCGATGTTAGAGGTGGCAGTTGCTGTCCAAGGGATTGATGCTTGTTTACTATCAAGCTGTGTTTGGATAGCTGACGTTACACCATCTACATAATTAAGTTCTTCATCTGTAGCGTTAACTGCTGCATTAATATTTGGGAATGTATTCTTTAGGGTGGTCTTGATGCCTCTAATGTGGTCATCACCTTCCGATACGTTATCTGTTGTTGTTGGGTTCGCTGAGTTTAGCGAGTTAATATAGTTGAAACTTTCTAAGCTCATACGATACTCCTAATTAAGATGATGCTGCTGTTACTGTCACTGTTACCTGTAGTGTATCACCTGAGATAACTGCTCTTGATGAGGCAAAGTCTACAACACCATAAAGTGTGCCTGAAGTACCTGATGTTGCTGAGCCTAAGAAAGCACCCGCTACTGTTGCTGTACCTGTTACACTGAAGTCTACGGAACTAGCATTAGTCATACTACCTGAACTAGATGCTCCTTCAGTCCACTCTTTTCGAGTACCTGAGTACCCTGTCACTTCTGTCCAAGTAGAGTGGGAAGCCAGTGTATCTGCTGCAGCTGGAGTACCTGTACCCTTGAGTCCTATATACCAGGCGGTTACTGCAGTGCCTGCGTGAAACTGAGTATTGAGAATGTGATTCAATCCTTCAGTTGTAATTAAGTTCTTCCTAGTCTCTGACCATTTAATGTTGCCATCTTTATCAAGACAAGTGACTGACCAAATATTAGTTAGTGATAGATTTACGTTCTCGTTGTTGTTCATTTTACTAGCTCCTGCTGCTGTTAATTGTGTGTTTGTTTTTACGTCCACGTTGTATCATCCTCTGTTTGTGTGGTCCAAGTTGTTGTTTCTTCTGTGCTTATAGACCAAGTGTCTGAGGATTCTGTCTCTGTATTCCATAAGAAGTTACTGGCTGATGATGTAGACACATCTGTAGCGATAGTAGCTGTCTCTGGATAGTTGATGTTATTAACAAAACCAGTAGTGGAATCTAATGATATAGACCCAACTGCTTTTAGAACTGATTCTGATATTATACCATAACTAGATTCCAACGCAGCACTTATTAGTGTAACCTTATCTTCATCATCTACATTATCTAATACAGATGAGAAGGTGGCTGTTGCTGGGAATACTGTGTTATTTGTACTGCTAGTGGATTGAGAACTAGATAGTGTAGCTAGACCTACTGCCTGTAAACTACCTGAATCTGTAGCTGTACTAATCATCTGGATACTTCCTGATACAGGTAGTACCAGCACACAAGATGTAGATACCCCTAATGCTGAAGCTAGTGTGCCATTAAGTAATGTAACTCTATCTTCTTCGTGTAGCTCAGATAATAATACTTGTGTCATATTAGCTGACACTGGAAATAATGCTGTGCTCTCTACCGAGGTTGAGCCATTAGTTCCGAATGTGGCGGACACTGGGTAGGCTGCACTAGCCCACAAAGCAACATCACCACCCCAGGTAACTGTCTTAGTGTCCCAGGTGTATTCTGACATTAACCTTCAACACCTGAATATATATTACGTACCCTCATAGTTGAACCTGAATGCCTGTCTGCACTATCTGCTCTCTGTAGTTTCTCTACTGCTGAACTGTATGCACCTAACCAGACCTGAACACGCTCATCATTCTTTAAGAAAGGTTCTGCCTCTAATAGAGAAGCATACAACAACACATCAGGTGCGTTAGTTGTCAACCAGTTGCTAGTCACAGTACCACTAGTACCGTCACCTAGACTGTCAAACTTCTTATAGTAAGCAACTTCTACTGAGTATGCTGCATCTGGTATAGGAGCTAGTTGAATCTCATCACCTACCATAGAGTAAGCACTAGGAACGCCTGATGAACTACCACCATACAATCTATCCAGCATCTCAAGAGATATAAACTCTAGTGGTACAATAGGGTCGTTGTTAATTTGAATGTTACGCATACTGAGGTATCCGCCTGGTAAGGCGTGGTATCTATTACCTGCAGTTGTAGTCATAGTGCTACGTACTTCCATAGGTCTTATACGTAAGTCTCTATTTATCCTAGCTTCAGCTAAGGTAATGAAGTCTGGTATGTTATTTGTTAAGTCACCCCTATCTAGCCATTCTGAGATTGCTGTCTTTAGTTCTGTGAATGTACTTAGTGCCATCTATAGTTTACCTTTTGTTGTTCTGAATGGAGCATTCTCTGGGTTGTTCAACCACTCTCTCATTCTTTCTTGGTTATTCCACACACCATCTCTCATCATCTGTTCAACCATAATCATAGGAATGCTGGCTACTTTATGTGAGAATTGTGTGTCACCTTTGTATTGATGTCTACCACTACGAGAACCTTCTTCTCTGTATCTAGTATTCTCTGTAACAATATCTCTTATCTCTTGTGTGTCTTGAGATGATACGCTAGTGAGTGAGCCATCTAAGTTCTCAATTAGCTTTGTATTTAGTGCCATAACTTCTCCTAGATAATTTAACAAAACCCCCAGGCGTGAGCCGAGGGGCAGAGTTAAACTAACTAATTAGCCAGTTGTGTAACGAATCTTAGCGTTAGCTGCTTCGTTGCCACAGCGTAAGCCATACTCAACTAGAAGCATCTTCTTATCAGAGTCACCATCTTTCGAGATGTCTACTGTTTGGAAGTCACGTAAGAAGTCAACAGACCACATATCGTTGTCAAGAACATAAACGATGTCTTGGTCACAGTATCTGTCTAACTGGATGTTGAATGTACCGAAGTCAGTTACGTAGATATCAACAGCGTTGTATAACGTCTTGTTGTTGTCTACTGCTGAACGAGTTGCATCAGCACGACCAGCTAAGCCAGTGATAACCTTCTTATTAGTAGCACCTAGTAAGATTGTAGATGGTTCACCACCTTGTGTCCAACATTTCTCAGCTGCACTAACAATATCAGCATCATCGATTGCAGCGTGAGTACCAGTAGTACCAGCATCTACAACATTAGTTGCGATAAACTTAGCAGCACCTTGAGTAACACGGGCTGCAGAAGCAGTACCCGCAGAACCTGAAGTGTCAGCTAGTAATGAAGATTCCATATCACGCTTAAGCTCTTTAGAAGCCTTAGCTAATTGGTATGCCATCTCAGACTTCTTGCCTGCGTTGTCAACCTTCTCTTGTGTGCCAGTAACCTCAACAACCTTCTTAGAGATTTGTGTGTAGTTACCGAGACGAGTAGTATCCGTCATAGAAGCTGCACCTACCGCTGCTCCTTCAATATGCTTGTTAACTGCCGAAGCTGCTGTTAGAGCATCTGTCTGCCACTCGAAGTGTGTATTAGATACAGAGCCTTTCTTGGCAATGCCAGAGAGGAAGGGGGTATCCGTTGGGGAGATGTCGTAAATAACATCTGATAAATCCTCACGAATTGCGTTAGCATCGTAAGTCTTAAATTGCGTAGTTGTTGCCATAGTAGTATTTCCTTATTATAACATATCATAAAATATAGAGGCTGCGTCAGCTTGACTGCCAGACTCTCTTAACCTTGTACGCTTCTTCTTTGATGATGCTGCTTCAGTCTCAGACTTAACCTTTCCTCTTCCAGACTTCTGTACCTTAGGAACTTTCTTAACCTTCTTAGCTTGAGGTGCAACCTTCTTAGTTAACTTGTCAAACTCCATAGCCTTCTTAAGAATAAGGATACTACGGTGGTCTGCTAGTTGGTCAACTTCTTCTGGTGCATATCCTGAAGATAATGCGAAGGTTCTGATGTCATCCTTTACGGTAGACTTATCATCACTCCACTCTGGTAAAGCATCAACTAGCTGAGTGTACTGGTCTTGAACAAAGGTTGCTCTTGACTGTGCTGCTTGTTGACTCTGTTGTTGTTGTACAATCCGTTGTTGTTGTACAGCATTCCTTGCTTTATCCTGAGCATCTCGGTACTCGTCCTTCTTAATCATATATGCATACGGGTCTTCCTCTTTAAGGGAATCCCAGTCTACTTGACTAAATTCAGAAAGGTTAGCTTCCTGTTGTTCTCTCAGCATCTGTAAGCCGTTAGCGTACAGCTGTCTCTCTTGCTCTAGTCTTAGGCGTTCGGATTGAATTGCTTCATTATCCTTACGTCCCTCGGCTACTGCTTGAGACTTACGAGTGTAGTCAGATTGTCTTTGATATCCAGCTTTAAGTTCCTCTAAGTTAACTTCATACTCTTCACCATCTACTTTAATAGTATAGCTGGTATCTTCAGTTTCCTCTTCGGTTTCTTCTTCACCTTCTTCAACTTCCTCTAATTCTTCAGAGGCTTCCTCTTCCGAGACCTCTTCTGTTTCGACTTCATCTTCCTGTGTTTCCTCCTCTACTGCCTCGTCTTCTGCAGTAGATTCAGTTTCCTCGCTTGTAGGTTGGTCATCTTCTGATTCCCACAATCCTAGGATTTTATTTGTCGCCTCTTCTGACGAACCTTCTTGTGCTCTCTCGAACGCTACTTCCATCTGGTTATTCGTTTCTGAATCCATTAGGTTTCTCCCTTATTTTTAATAGTTGTTTGTATCTTTATAGAATCCTGCTGGTCCTTCAGCCAGCTTACCTGTGTTGATTACACTTTGTATGTGCTCATCAACTAACCCTAAGGCTTTAATGGTAATATAGATTCTATCTCTCTCTACCTCTTCACTGATTGCTGTATTCAATAGCATAGCAATCAATGCTTTCTTTGTATCCTCGAATGCTACCTTATATAGTGGGTCATTAACTAACCTCTCTGCATCCTTACCTTGTTGTATATCCTTCCCTTTCTTTCCCATCCCTACTCACTCCTTATGTTGGACCAATAGCCACTGGTCTTCCTTGCTCCCTTTCTAGTATTAACTCTTGTTGTTTAAGAGCTAAGTCTGCTTTCTTAATCTCTAGCTCCTGTGCTTTTATTTGCATATTCACTTGAGCTTCTTGTGCCTTTAACTCTAATTGTTGTTGAGCTATCTGAGCATCAATCTCCATCTCTTTCTGTCTAAGAGCACTTTCAGTCTGCATCTTCTGCATCTTCAACTTGAGTTCCTCTGCCTTGAGTTGCATCTCTGCCTGCTTAGCTTGCTCTTCTGGACCAGGACCTTGTTGTGGTAAATCACCATCACCAGGGTCTGTAATGAAGTCCTCTACGTTCTTCATACCCATAGCTCTAATCTGTTCAGCAATAAGATTATATACATTCTTAGGCTTAATCATCATACCAGCAGCAGGGTGACCAGCAACCATCTGAATAGTCTGGGCTAGTTGACCCAAATGCATTAGGTTCATATCCTTGTTGCCGAAACCTAGACCTACCTGTGCGGTACAATCCATCTTCTCTTTCCACTCACTAGGGTATAGTGTGACCCATTTGTTATTCAGTCTGACAATCTTCTCAGGAGACTCAAACTTCTGTACTAGTTGGTACACACTGTTGGCGAGGTCCTTCATACCTGTCTCAGCAAATACTCTAGCAATCAATTCAATCTTCTGTTGTGCTGCAGTCATTACTTGGGCTACACCAGTAGCAGTTTGGTGTGACTTTAAGCCACCATCCCCAATACCCATACTGTTCTTATTAACACCAGTTCTCTCTTCTCTAATACTGTCTAAGTAGCCCAGCATATTAAAGGAGTTCTGGTCTAGCTGTGGAGTAGCTAGTGGTGACACAGCACCTGGGGTACGTACTCTTACAATACCTCCAGGTCTGCTGGTCATAAGGTCATCCAAGTTGACTTGACCCTCGACTACTTCATAACGCCCATTATTTGTTAGGTACATATTGTCTAACAAGTTACGCATTAGTGTAGTCTTAATTAGTTGAAGGTCAGAGATTAAGTCATAAATACTCAAACCATAAAACTTATGAGGCATAGGCACAGGTGTAAGGGAGGAGAAGGGAACACTGTCCACTGCCTCATTATCTAATAGTTCGTCTCCAACCTTCGTTATCTTTCTTAATTCGTCAATACCGTCATTATCAAAGTCTACTCTGATGTAGCATTCAGTAACCCAAATACCCTCATCAATATCTCCAGTAGGATAACTAGAGTCTTGGTCATAACTAAACCTAGCTAGTCTCTCAGACTTCCACTCAGCTTCTTCTGCAGAGAATACTCTCTCTAGTTTAGACTTAGGGAATCCTTGTGCTACTAGTTCAGACTTAGTACGCTTTACTCTATGAGCTACAAAGCGTGCATCTTCAATACTTTTCGCATATTTATTAATTAAAAATTCTTCTGGTGGTATAGGTTCAATACGAACCTGACCACTCTCATTCGTTCTTTTTATGACAGCATCGTGGAGTACAGGAGTAGGTTGCATACCCATCTCAAGTTCTTCTTCACCACCTATTACTGTATGCTCTATTACTTCGACATCATCATCAATAAGTAAAGCATTAAATTCTTCTTCTGTTAAATTCTTGTATTCTTCTCTAGTTACTTCTGTGGTGTCATCCCAGTAGTGCTTGACTACACCGTTCTTCTGTAACAAGGCATCCTTAAACCAGCTATATATAATAGAGAACCCTGGGTTCTGCTTCATAATTACATAGTTAGTGTAGTCAGTGGCTTGTTGTGCCATCTCTACATCCTCAGGACCTTGAGGTTCAAACTTTACTATCTTATCACCTGATGTGAATATCTTCATCAGGCTAGGCATAATCCATTCGATTACATCTGCTACATCTCTTGTGACAATCTGAGAACGACCTTCTTGCTCGTTACCATACTTCTTACCGTAGTATCTATCTAGGGCATCAGTACGCTGTTGAGTTAACTTGCCGTCACCAAAGCCTAGAGAACCTTGTATCTCTTGTTCTACGTGAGCAGCTAGTTCTCTTTTTGTCATCTTCATATACTATTTCTTCTTTTTGTCTGATTTAGATACTACCTTCATAATTTCCTTTAGGTCCTTTACATCTTGTGCCATCTCTTTGATGACGTTTTCTAACCAAATTGGATTCATACTCTTCTCCTATACCACCCAGCTTAAATCTTGCTTGGGTAATTCCCTACCCCAGACACTATCGTTACCGACAAAGACTGGTTCTGTTACACACAAATACCTAAACGCATCTGATGCGTGAGAAGTCCAATCGTGCACAGGTTTCTGTGACCAAATCTTCTTCTTATCATCATAACTACTACGGTATTGTAGTAGTGCATCCAGCCCCTTCTTGGTTTTCTCTGCATCAAACCAGCACTTATTAAGTGTAGTTCTAACAGTATCTATACCATCCATTACCTTCAGCTTAGGAGCTACTTGAAAATCAATACCTAAGCTAAAAGCTAAATCCTTTCTACTCTGACCTGTTGAGAATTCTCTAACTACTATATCGTGAGGTGCTATATGTGCACCATACCTATAGTCTTTCTTATTTAAGACATCAATATAATGAGGTAATCCCTCACCACTATTCTCATAATAGTCTATAACATTAATAGCTTTTCCATCATATTGGGCAAACCATATAGCTGTACTATCAGCTACACCTAAATCCCAGGCGGTTACTACCTGCTTACCAGGGTCATAAGGTACTTTACTTACCCTATCCTCTTCATAAGCAGATTCTAATTCTTTGGCATAATATGCACCTCTTAAGGCTGCAGACCAACTACACTCATACTCTTGTTCATACTCAGTATCAGCCATATCCTGCTGAGCCATCTCAAGTTCTTCATCATCCAAGATACCAGTCTCACTAGCCTTGAATAAGAATCTCTTCCACCCCTTCTTTTCTGTAGAGGTGTGGTACAAATCATAAAATTCGTTCTTACCTTTAGGAGTACCAATAAATATACCCCAACCTTTCCTATCAGACAGTGCAGGTCTTATAACCTCACTGTACATCTTAGGGTTCATCTGTGCATATTCGTCTAAAATAACTCCATCAAGATAAATACCACGAAGTGTATCAGGATTATCTGCTCCATATAGCTGTATCCTAGCATCCATAAAGTCAGCCCTTAGCTCAGCCTCATTAAACTTAACATCAGGAAAATCTTTAAGTAATCTCTTTAATTCGTCCCAAGCTACTGTCTTAGCCTGTTTAAATAGTGGGGCTAAGTAGGCATATCTAGGTGCTTTCTTACCTGTCTGCAAATCTTCCACTGCAGACTTAATCATCTGGTTAATAGCAAACACAGTCTTGCCAAATCTTCTATGGCAGACAACTACATTAAACCTAGCCAGTTCGTTATGCAGTTTAGCTTGTAATACCCTAGGTGTATAGGGTATTACTATCCCTCTCCTCTTATCTTCCACTAGTGCACCTTGTCATCCTCAGCACGTCTGTTAGCATCTGCTATATCTTCTTCATTATCAGACCAACTAACATCAAAGTTACGGTCTTCGTGTATGACGTGTTGTCTAGGTGTCCATCCACCCTGTGTCTTAAGCCAGAATGTAGTCATACTAGCAGACTCACCACTCATAGCCATCTTATAAGCGACACCTGCTACGTTAGCAGTCCTCTTATCTCTGGCTGTTATGAGAGTATGTTTATAATATTTAGTCAAAGTAAAACACAATCTGTTTCTTCAACACGTGACAACGTCACATCACCAAGTCAAGATTCAAATTTATATCGTGCCAAATCTCTGCCCGCTTTATTTCCTGTAAAACGACGGAAGTCAGCTGAGACTCAAAATGGTGCATCAGGGGAAAAGAAACATAGCATACACCCATTTAAGAGAACATCAGTGAAAACATATGGTGGAATGCCGAACTTGCTCGTTGGTAAAACTTGTCAGGCAAAATTGAACGAGGAAGTAGAAAATATAGACGAT